ACAAATTAGTTGCAAATAGTGGCATTCAAGAATATATCCAAAAAAGAATGGCTGAAAAGGATTCTGAACTGATTGCAACACAAGATGAAGTCCTTCAAACCTTGACTGCAATCATGCGAAGGGAAAAGAAGGAAGTCATTGTTGCATCACATAAAGTCAGAAAATCATATTTTGATGAAGAAGGCAGGAAATGTGTCAATGAAGAAGAAGTTCCGGTGATGGTTGAAATTGACACAAAAATTTCAGATGTCAACAAGGCTGCTGAACTGCTTGGAAAAAGATATGGTCTTTTCAGTGACAAAGTAAATGTGGAAAGCACACAAAAGGTTGTGATTGTGGATGACCTTGATGAATGATGCAGTTTTCAAAATGTCAGACTTTGTTGGTGGTGGATATAATGAATTTTGGAAGTTCAAAGGTAGATACCGAATTTGTAAAGGTTCAAGAGCATCCAAAAAATCAAAAACCACTGCACTATGGTTCATCAGCAACCTTTCCAAAAAGAAATACAGTGCAGCAAACCTTCTTGTCATCAGAAAAACATTCAGAACATTGAAGGATTCCTGTTTCACTGAATTGAAATGGGCAATCAATAGATTGGGGATGCAGAACACATGGATTCCCAAAGAATCACCCCTTGAAATTGTAAATGTTGAAACAGGTCAAAAGATATATTTCAGGGGTTTGGATGACCCTTTGAAGGTAACATCAATCACAGTTGACCAAGGTGTTCTTTGTTGGTTGTGGATTGAAGAAGCCTATGAAATAATGTCAGAAGATGATTTCAACACAATTGACGAATCAATTCGTGGTGAAGTTCCGGAAGGGTTGTTCAAACAAGTGACAATGACATTCAACCCTTGGAATGAACATCATTGGATAAAGAAAAGATTTTTTGATGCTGAACCTGACCCTGATATTCTTGCAATGACAACAAACTATTTGTGCAATGAATGGTTGGATGCAGCAGATAAAAAGATTTTTGAAACCATGAAGAAGAACAATCCAAGAAGATACAGAGTGGCAGGTCTTGGTGATTGGGGTATTGTTGATGGTCTTGTTTATGAGAATTGGAAGGAAGAAGCCTTTGTTCTTATGACCAAGAAAGAATTCAATGATATGAAAGAAAATGAAAGACCTGACAATGTGGTGTTCTTGGATGATGTTCAGAATGGTCATGGACTTGACTTTGGATATACCAATGACCCATCAGCAGCATTCATTGGTTTTGTTGATATAAAAAATTCAAAAATCTATGTTTGGGATGAAATGTATGAAAAAGGTCTTTCAAATAAAAAGATTTATGAAAACATTTCCAAATTGGGATATTCCAAAGAAAGATTCACCGGTGATTCAGCAGAACCAAAAAGCATTGATGAATTAAAGGGTTACGGATTGAGAATCACCGGTGCAACCAAAGGCAAAGACAGTGTGAACAATGGCATTCAGTGGATTCAGGATTGTGAAATCATCATTCATCCAAGATGTGTGAACTTCCTGACCGAGATTGCAAACTATACATGGGACAAAGACAAATTTGGAAACAAATTGAATGTTCCAATTGATGATTTCAACCACTTAATGGATGCCATGCGTTATGGTCTTGAAAAATACATCAAGAAGAATGGTTGGATGTATTAGTATCATATTAGTAACAAATAACCCTGATTTCCTTGGAATGATGGGTTTTTGTATATATTACTTCATAAAGAAAGGCGGTGAAAAAGAATGCTGAAAGAAAATGAAATCTATAATCTGATTCATGAAGATGCTATCAGTGCAAGGAAACAATCAGCATCAGTTGGTCAAAGGTATTATGAAGGCAAACATGACATTCTGCATTATAAATTGTATTATTACAATGCAGATGGCAAGTTGGTTGAAGATGAAACAAGAAGCAACATCAAAATATGTCATCCATTTTTCACCGAATTGGTTGACCAATGTGTTCAGTTTATGTTGTCCGGGAATGAACCTTTTGTCAAGTCTGATATTCCTGAACTGCAAACTGAATTGAACAAATATTTTGGTGAAGATTTCAAATCTGAATTTGCTGACACCTTGACTGACACTTGTGCAGGTGGTTTTGGATATATGTATGCATATAAGAATATTGATGACAGAACTTCATTTGAATTTGCTGATGCAATGGGTGTTGTGGAAGTCAGAGCAAAGGACAGTGATGACCATACAGAATATGTCATTTATTGGTATATTGACCGCATTGACAAAGGCACAAAGAAGGTCAAAAGAATTCAGGTATGGGATGCAAAACAAACCACATATTTTGTGCAGATAGATGATGGAAAGATTGTCAAGGATGAAGATGAACCAATGAATCCAAGACCACACATCCTTTATACAAAGGACAATGATGATTCTTTGTATTATGATGGATTTGGTTTCATTCCCTTCTTCCGTATTGATGCAAACAGAAAACAGAAAAGTCATCTGCATCCAATCAAAGATTTGATTGATGACTATGATTTGATGGCTTGCGGTCTTTCAAACAATCTGCAAGATGTCAGTGAAGCATTGTATGTGGTCAAAGGTTTTCAGGGTGATAACCTTGAAGAAATGATTCAGAATATCAAGGTCAAGAAACATATTGGTGTTGAACCTGATGGTGATGTGGATGTCAAGACAATTGACCTTCCATATAATGCACGAATGAACAAACTTGATATTGATGAAAAGAACATATACAGGTTTGGAATGGGATTCAATTCTGCACAATTGGGTGATGGCAATGTGACCAATGTGGTCATCAAATCAAGATATGCACTTCTTGACCTGAAATGCAATAAACTTGAAACCAAGGTCAAATCCTTCTTGAAGAAGTTGACAAAAATTGCATTGCAGGAAATCAATGAACTGAATGGCACTGATTATCAGTTGTCAGATGTGTATTTTGAATTTGAAAGAATTGTCATGACCAATGCATCAGATAATGCACTGATTGAAAAGACAGAAGCAGAGATTCAGCAAATCAGACTGACAACAATTCTGAATGCAGCTGCAAGGCTTGACAATGACACTGTTCTTCATGCGATTTGTGAACTGTTTGAACTTGATTTTGAAGATGTCAAAAGCAAAATTGAACAGAATCCGGTTGTGGATTTGAATGGTGCAAGTGAAGCACTATTGAATGCACCAATTGATGATTCAGGCGGTGATGGTAGTGAATAAAAGACAGAAAGAAGTTTTGCAATTAGCACTGCAAGATGAAGATGCAGTTTTGAAGGCACTTGAACACAATTACACTGTTGCACTTGCTGACATCAAAAGGAATATCAGAGAACTTCAAGCAAATCCCCTGACCCAATCAAAAGCATATCAATTGGAATTTCAAAAGCAATTGGAAAGTCAGGTTTCCGGAATCCTTGACAATCTTCAAGGAAAGAACTTTGCATCAATTGCTGATTATCTCAATACATCATATATCAATGGATTCATTGGAAATATGTATGATATGCAAGGACAGGGTGTTCCCTTGATTATTCCTATTGACCAAAAGCAGGTGTTGAAAGCAGTTCAAAAGACAGGTGATAATTTCAAACTGTCAAAGAAACTTGGTGGTTCTGTTACAAAGTTGAAGAAACAGGTGCAATCAGAACTGACAAGGGGTCTTGCAACACAGTTGTCTTATATGGACATTGCAAGGAACATTTCTGATTATGGTATTGCTGACATGAACCGGGCAAAGAACATTGCAAGAACAGAAGGTCACAGGGTTCAGAATGAATCAAGATTTGATTCAATGAGAGCTGCAAAGGAAAGGGGTGCTGACATTGTAAAACAATGGGATGCAACACTTGATGGTGCAACAAGAGAAGAACACAGACTTCTTGATGGTCAAATTGTTGAAATTGATGAAGATTTCACAATTGATGGTTATTCTGCACCTTATCCGGGCGGTTTTGGTGACCCATACATGGATTGTCATTGCAGATGTGCAGTTCTGCAAAGGGCAAGATGGGCGGTCAAAGATGAAGAATCATATCAGAAATGGAACAATGAACAAGGTGGATTTATCAAATGCACCGGATTTGAAGATTTCAAATCACAGTATTTGAAAGCAACCAAACAATAGTTTGATTTGAGCATCCAACAAAGGGTGCTTTTTTCATACCTTCTTCAAAAGTCAGAAGTAAAACAGAGCATTCAAAAGGCAAGATGTAACTTGTAAAAATCATATTTTTGAAAGGTGGTATTTAGACCATGACATTACAGGAAATTTTGAAGGCAAAGGGTTTGTCTGATGAAGATGTTGAATCTGTCATTGGTGAAATGAAACAGAATAAGATTTTCACCGCAACAGAAGAAAACCTTGACATCAGATATGGCAAATTGAAAGGTGATTTTGATAATCTCACCAAGAAAGATGCTGAATCAACACAGTTGATTGAACAGTTGAAGAAAAGCAATGCCGGCAATGAAGGACTTCAACAGAAAATCACTGAATATGAAGGCAAGATTCAGAACTTGGAACAGGAATTGCAACAGACAAGAATTGAATCTGCTTTGAAGGTTGCTTTGCTTGAAGCAAATGTGACTGATGTTGATTATCTTGCATTCAAAATCAAGGAAAAGGGTGAAGTGGCACTTGGTGATGATGGCAAAATCAAAGGTATTGATGACACCATTGCAGCACTGAAAACACAGTTCCCCCAACATTTCACATCTGAATCCAAAAAGAAGATTGATGAAAACAAACTTCCGGGTTCTGATGATGGTCATGAAGGTATGACCAAAAAAGACCTTCTGTCAAAACCTTATGCGGAAAGGCAGAAGATTTTTGCTGAAAATCCTGATTTATTCAGGGAAGTAATGAATTCTTAAAAGAAAAATTTGAAAGGTAAAGGTGATTTATTATGGCAGTAACAATGATGAAAAACATGATTAACCCGGAAGTTATGGGTGCAATGATTGAAGCAAAGGTTGAAGCCCTTGCGAAACTGACACCTTATGCAAAGGTTGACACAACCCTTGTTGGTGTTCCCGGTGACACAAAGACAGTTCCTTGTTGGAACTATATTGGTGATGCAGAAGATGTTGCAGAAGGTGCAGAAGTTGGTCTTTCGCAGTTGACCGCATCTTCCACTGAATTCACCATTAAGAAGGCAATGAAGGCAGTTGGTATCACACAGGAAGCAGTCAACAGTGGTCTTGGCAATCCTATTGGTCAGGCTGAACATCAGTTGGCAAAGGCTATTGTTGGCAAGGTTGACAATGACCTTATTGATGCAGCATACACATCCAAAAATGAGTATGATGGCACAGGTGATGTGATTGGTTATGCCGGAATTGTCGGTGCAGTCACAAAGTTTGAAGATGAAGAAGATGGAATTGACAAGGTGATGTTCATTCATCCTAAACAGGAAGCACAGTTGCTTGTTGACCCTGACTTCATTTCTGCTGATAAATTTGAAGCAGGTGTTGCGGTTCGTGGTTCTATCGGTAAGATTGCCGGTTGTTGGATTAAGAAGTCCAAGAAAGTTATTCTTGATGAAGGTGTTTACATGAACCCTGTTATCAAACTTGAACCGGATTCTGCTGAAACAGAATACACAGAAGATGAACTTCCTGCACTCACAATCTTCTTAAAGAAGGACACTTCCATTGATGCAGAATGGTTTCCTAAAAAGCAGCAGACAGACATCACCGCTTGCAAATATTATGGTGTTGCACTCACAAATGCTGCAAAAGTTGTCATTGCAAAGTTTGCGGAAGCTGCACAGGGTTAAGAAATTAGACCCATCACCGGCAATGGTGGTGGGTCTTTGATTTCATAATGAAAGGGGTGCATCTGTTTGATAATCAATGTTGAAGAATTGATGGATATGCCTGAATTCAATGGATTGTCTGAAAGTGTTCTGAAAAGAAAACTGAATGCAATTGAAGGTCTTATCAGAGCATACACCAACAACAATTTTCAAAATCGGTCAATTCGTTTTTATGCACCTTCTTCTGATGCGGTTTTGCAGGACACTTTCAATCTTTTGAAGGTTGGTGATACAGTTCAGATTGGTGAATCAATCAATGATGGATTGTATGTCATCACTGATATTGACAACATCAATGACACAATTGCATTGGACAAAGACTTGATTGATTCAGAAATGAACATGGTCACAAAAGTTGAATATCCGGATGCGGTGGTTGAAGGTGTCATCAACCTGATGATTTGGGAAGTTCAGAACCGGTCAAAGGTAGGAATTCAATCAGAAACACTTTCAAGACATTCAGTGACCTATTTTGCACAAGATGCAAACAACCAATTGATGGGTTATCCAACAACCCTTCTTGGATTTTTGAAACCATACACAAAGGCAAGGTTTTGAAAATGATTGGTGGAAATACAATGGCAGTGTTTCAGGTATATGATGCAGGTGAAAAAAATGCACAAGGAATCAGGGAAGGACAATGGGTTGATGTAGCATCCGCAAAAGGGTGGCTTGATTATTCGTCAGGGGATTCAAAATATACCCCATACAATGCGAAAATTCAACAGTCAACACATTTGTTCCTTTGTGATTTCCAATCCTTCCGGGGATTGTCCGGAAAGTGGGTTTGGGATTCTTTTGCATTTGCTCACAGTTCAATTTCATCTGTTGAGTTGGATGCAACAGTTGATGCAACAAGTGAAAATGCAAGAATGGTCATTGAAGGTGTTGTCTATGACATCATGGTAATTGATGACCCAATGAATTTGCATCAACACTTGGAAATCTATCTGAAACACACAGGTGGTCAAAGTGTCTGAAATTCAATATGAAGATAACAGGGTTCAGGTCAAAACTGAAATCCAAGATTCAATTCTTGCCTTCCTTGATGAAATTGGTGGTGAATTTGTTTCACAAACTGCAAGAAATTCAAGAGTGAAAACAGGTCAAACCAAGGGGTCATGGGATTATAGAGTTGATGAAGGAAACCTTGAAGTTTCTGTTGGTTCAGCACTTGAAAATGCCATTTGGGAAGAATTTGGAACAGGTGAATATGCACTTGAAGGCAATGGAAGAAAAGGTGGTTGGTACTATGTTGATGAAATGGGAAATGGTCATTTTACAAAGGGAAAAACACCAAACAGAGCCTTGCACACTGCAATGGAAACCTTGAAACCCAAAATTCAAACCGCTATGGAAGAAAAGTTGAAAGGGTTGAACTGATATGGAAGAAATGTTGACAGTCATCAATTCATTGATGGAAAGTCTTGGATTGAACTATGAATTTGAACGAATGACACAATCACCCCCAAAATACCCCTATTGGGTCGGTGATTACACAGAAGGTGAACCGGTGACAGAAGATGGTGAAGAACCTTTCACTTTCTTTTTGACCGGATTTGCAAGGGGAAACAGTGTCAGTTCTTTGAAAAAGGAAAGGACAAAAATCAAAGAGCATTTCAAGCATGGGATTTCAGTGATGGAATCCGGTGCAGCGGTGTCAATATCATTTGGCGGTTCGTTTTCAACACCGCTTGAAGAAAATGATTTGAAAAAGTGTCAAGTGACACTTCAAATAAAAGTATGGAAAGGACAATGATATTATGTATAGTGAATTCACAAATCATGGTGTTACCGAAGCAACACCAAAAGAAATCTTGCTTGGTGCAGGCACTATTCACAAGAATCTGAAATTTGATGCACAAACAAAAAAGTGGAACATCAAAGAATCACTTGTTGGTGCAACATCAGGTGGAAACAAAGTGTCGATTGTTCCGGAAGTCATCACAGTTGAAGTTGATGGTGCTTTGGTCAAGGTTATGGGTCTTGACTTCAAACAGGGTGAATCTGCAAAGATTGAAACCAATTTGGTTGAAATTACACCTGAACTTCTTAAAACAACAGTCATTGGTGAAATTGTTGACAGTGGTGTTGAAGGATATAATCTGATTGAATCAAAGGCAAACATTGAAGCAGGTGACTATTTTGGGAATGTTGCCTTTGTTGGTAAAAAGACAAACGGAACACCCA